AGCACAGGACGTAGCTACTGTTGCCCGTAGGTCAGGCATGTTAGCCGCTGCACCACAGCCTTTTATGAGTGAGGAAGAACAAGGGGGCCGTTAAGCCCCTAGTTCCCCTTAAGCTACATCAGCAAACTTAACCTTACCAACGTCACCACGCATACCAGCCTTCATGTATGTAGTAGCTCTGCCTTCAAAGAAGTTCTGGTGTTCTACACCTAGCACATCATCCAGCCAGTTCAAAGGATTATCTTTGACACTGTAGTTAGGCTTTAGTCCTAGCTGTAGCAGTCTACGGTCAGCAATGTACCTGATGTACTTCTGCATCTCTGCCTTAGTCAATCCTTCAATATTCCCTTGTTCAAACACTAGGTCTAGGAATCTGTCCTCTAAGGCAACCATATCTCTACAGGCCTGATAGATTTCTGCTTTAAAGTCATCAGTCCAAATGTCTATGTTTTCCTGTATAAACTCTCTAAACAGCTTAGTCATCGCTTCTACATGGAGGGATTCATCTCTAATACTATAGGTAATAATCTGTCCCATGCCCTTCATCTTACCAAATCTAGGGAAGTTAAGTAGGATAATAAAGCTAGAGAACAACTGTAAACCCTCAGTAAACCCAGAGTAAACCGCAAGTGCTTTTGCTATGCCCCTCTTGTCCCCTTTAGACACCTTTACAGAGTCAATATACTCATGCTTGTCTGCCATAGCCTCATAGTCTGCAAACGCCTTATACTCCACCTCAGGCATTCCTACAGTGTCCAGCAGTAGGCTATAGGCGTGTTGATGTATAGACTCCATGTTGTTAAACGCGCCCATCATCATACGAGCTTCAGGCTTCTTAAAAATCTTCATGTACCTGTCAACATAGCCAGAGCTAACGTCTACATCTGACTGTGTAAACAATCTAAAAATCTGTGTCAATAGATTCTTCTCTGCGTTAGTCATGTTCTGCCAATCTTTAATATCATTGTGCAGGGGTACGTCCTCTGGGAACCAGTGCATTTGATTCTGTTGTGAGTAATAGTCAAACATCCAAGGATGGTCAAACGGCTTATAGTAATCTCTTGTTCCTAGTAGGCTCAAGCTACATCTCCTTCTTTAATAAATATACCTTCACTGTTCATGTGGCCTCTGCGGTCTTTGATGTCATCGTAGGCTACCTCTAGGCAGCGTTCTAAGGACGTATCAAACATGACAGCTAGTGTGTTAAGTACTACCAAGCAATCGCCTATATCGTCTTCTACGTTGCGCTGCTTGGCTATGTTATCCCCTAGCTCACCTACCTCAGACACTAGCTTTGCAAACTGTGCAAGCGGTGTGCTGTTGTTTATTATGCCTCTGTTCATACTCCAGAGGTTTACTTTATGTATTAAGTCTTCATTCACTAAAATGTGTCTCCAGTACAATTAGTTTATCCTCTGCTTCAGCTATCTTCCCTATCAAAGCATCCATAGTATCTATTAGATTACTGTGTTCTCCTATACCCACTGGGTTGTCAATATACACTTGTAATTCAGACTTGTGCATATCTATAAGAGAGCCATAATAATTCTTCAGTGACTTAATTTTTGCATCTTCCATTATAACCTTCCTCCAGTAGATCAGCAAATTTGTTTAAATACTCCTTGTAAGTCAACGGAGCTTCTTTCTGTTTAATCTTGTCATTCATATAACTAGACCACATCTGCATACAATAGTGACTAAATTTCATTATCTTATCATCACTTTTTTTGTAATAATCTACATACTCTCCCCAATTAGTGTACTTCTTTAGTTCAGATATATAGAATTGCGCCCTGTATACTGGATGCTCATCGTACATAGTGGCACTCACAGAACATAAATGATCCCGCTTGTCTACAAACTTTTATTGCTTTTAATGTACTTGCCGAAGACTTAGCACATTGAACAGCATTTGGGCCTTGATGTTTTTGATAGTTACTATTTGTAGATTTTATACTACAGGCAGGTAGAAGTAGTAAGACTAACAATATTTTAAGTTTCATAGCATACCCCCAAGTTTATTATTAATTTCATACAGTAGGTAAATCACAACCCCTAAACCTACAGCAAGTATAGTATGATACCATACCCATCTGACTTTGTAAATCTTTAATTCTAATTTTCTTTCTTCTTCCGCTGCATCATAGTGATCTAGGATTTTCTTAATCTTGTCTATCTTATCCTTCACAGCTAAGGCACTCCCCTTCCTCTAGGTTTATTCTTGGTATCTTGACGTTAACATTCTCTGTATTTCTAGCTGCATTAGAGCGTAAGTAATACATAGATTTGAGTTTGTTAGCTCCTGTCCAATGTACGCTATTAACATATTCCAGATACTCATCATGTATCTCCTGTGGTGCTGTAGCTGGTGGTGGACTAAAGAACAAGTTTACAGATTGTGCTTGACAGATATATTTCTGTCTTTGGTATGCGTGTTCAATGATCCATATTTGGTTTAACTCAGGTGCGGTTTTAAATACTTCCTTTTCTTCGTCGGTAAGTCCTTTAAGATCCGCAACAGACCCTTCAGCAGCCGCAATAGCCTTCCACGTTTTCTCATTGTTCATGCCTTTAGATTTTAGTAGTTTAGTTAAGTACTTGTTCTGTACCTTGTAGGAGCCTGTCAATGTCTTGTGCGTAAATACGTTAGCCCTCGTAGGCTCAATTGAAGGAGACGTTCCACCACATATAATTGAAGAAGAAGCATTAGGAGCAATAGCAAGAAGGTGAGAATTCCTACGGTTACTACCAGCCATATCAGGTGCTTCGCCACGTAGTTCACCAAGAACTTTACTTGCTTCACTGGCCTGTTCTTTGATGTGTTTAAAAGCTCTGTTATTGAAGGAGGAGGCGTACATACCCTCAAAAGGAATGTTATTGCGCTGTAGGTAACTATGAAACCCCATTGCTCCAAGACCAATTGCACGTTCTCTATATGCACTATAAGCGGCCTTTGCAAAACCTTTTTTATCTTCTGCCACATATTCCATAAACTCCTCTAATGTACTTGAATCTGTACAAGGACGGTTGTGTACAGCATTATCAATAAAGTGTTCAATGATGTTGTCCAGCATAGTCACTAGATCAGCAATGAACATAGGATAATCTTTCCATTCATCAAAGTACTCTAAATTAACACTTGACAAACAGCACACTGCGGTACGGTCTTCTCCTGTAGGCAGTGTTATCTCAGAGCATAAGTTACTCTGGCGTATCTTTAATCCTAAATCCTTCTGAGGCTGCGGTAGAGCGTCATTACACCTGTCTAAGTTTAATATGTACGGTTCACCTGTCTCTGCTCTAGTGTGTAGTAGCTGCCACCACAAGTCTCTAGCTGGTACAGTCTTTACTGCCTGTCCAGATTTAGGATCTATGAGCCTCCAATTATCATCATTCTTGACACGTTTGAGAAATGCGTCAGACACGTTAACACCATTGTGTAGATTAAGGCATTTACGATTAAGATCTCCACCAGTTGTCTTTCGCATAGCAATAAATTCTTCAATCTCTGGATGGCTGATGTCCATATACGCCGCATAAGATCCTCTTCTGGTAACTCCTTGGTTAAACGCAAGCATCTGGCTGTCTACAACGTGCATGAATGGGATAGAACCAGTAGACTGACTACCGTTAGCAGTTGAAACACCATTACTTCTAACATCACCCCAATATCCACCCAAGCCTCCACCTCCACTCGCCAGCCATATGTTCTCATCATAGTGAGCAGATAGACCACGGCGCGAATCTGGAACATAATTGAGAAAGCAGCTAATAGGTAAACCGCGAGTAGTTCCCCCGTTGCTAAGTATAGGAGTGCTAAAACCGAACCACCCCTTGCTACTGTAGTCGTAAAGTCGCTGTGCAAGATCAAAATCAGTATAGCCTTGATACGTTGCACCAAAGACGGAGGCTCTTGCGAATGCTTCTTGTGCATGAGTCTCTTCTCCCCATAAGTATCTGTCTTTAAGAGTTTCTACTGAAAACACATCTAAATCTTTCTCTCTACCATAGTCAATCTCTATGCCTAAATAATCTTGCTTTCCTGCTTTATGTAACATCTGGATTATCCATTATAAATTGTAGTAGTTTTTCTTCGTACCAACGTGCCTTCCTAAGATCTTCTACAGGTTTATCTTTGTATCTAAATCGCCATCTGTACTTTAGGGAGTTACCGCGAAGGTATCCTATGTACTCGTCTGGTGTAAGCATGGCTTTTATAGCCTCAATACATTCTAAACTACCGTTGTTGTAATGCTTTGGTTTATTGACATTATCATATACAGAATGCCATGCATCTGCTATAGGCGTAGAAGTAGTCTCCTTACTGCTGTTCCGTAGCTTATCCCATTCTTGCGGTGTAGCATCATCAATTGTCTTCAATATCACACTCCTGCTCCTCTAGGTCTTCTTCAAAAGACTCTAGCCTGTTTATAAATTTATCCTCAAACCTGTCTAGTAACTCTTCCGCTGACACATCTAGAGCTTCCACTAGATCCTCAGGATCATATCTCTTTAGTATTTTCTCTTTAATTTCATCCATTGTCAATGACATGATCTACATACTCATCTACTGTGTAAAAATCAAAGCCTTCTTTTATGCACCACTGTCCCATAGTTATCTTAGATCCTTTTCTAACTTTCTTGTTAGGATCAGAAAGTACAAATATAAGGCTTACAGGTGCTATGCTGTCGCGTATAGATGTGTACTTCTGAGTATCCCCTGTTCTAAAGAAACCTTTAGTTTCTATGTAATCCCCAGTTCTTTTATCTACAAAGTCTGGCTTGTACTTCCTATGCATAACATACGGTATGTCATACGGTTCGTACAGGAACCTACCCTTAGGCATTAACTGAGCAAACTTCTTCTCAAGTCCTGACCTATAGATATTACCTTTACTTAATCTCTTGGACTTTAGGCTCATTTACTACCTCCGTTAAATACCTTGGGCCTCCGTAATAAAGAAATGTACGCAGTTCTGGAAAGCATGAGCGTTTGAACTGACAATAAGAACATCCTATGTTTAATTTCATATTTCCACTTTTGCCATCTGGCACTCTTTCGTTGCAGAAATCTGGCGCTTCCTCCAACTTTACTAGCTTTTTTACATGGCGTATCCTTTCAGATATGTCCCCACTGATAGCGGAGTACACTGGTGCTTTTGTGTCCTCTAGATCATACTGTAACCATGCTATGTGACCATTCTGCTTGTCCATAGCAAGCCATCCTACCTTAGTCTCGCCCTCAGAGTATGCATAGGCCTTTATCTGGTCTATGTAACCAAAGGGATCATCGTAAGCTAGAGTAGCATCTTTGAACTTCTTGAAACCGTATGTACTGGTTGATTTAACATCAGTCACTATACCGTCAATCTTACAGTCCATGTGTCCTACAATGCCTTCTACCTTGCATACTTTCTGCTCATCAGTAACAGTGTGTCCTGATAGGCGCGTTAAGAACAAGAGCATTTCCTCTATCAAATGTCCGTACATAAATTTAACATACGTTGGCCCTTGGATTTCTTCCACTGGGCCTTTGTTGTTATAGTTATTCCATAGGTATCTATCGTCTTTACCTATGTTGGACAAGCGTAGTTTCCTATCATCAAATGATGTTCTAGGGGAAAACTCATTACGCATGAGATCCTTTACAGCTTCACCGAACTTATCAATCTCTTGTTCAACGTCTACAGCATCGTCAGGCTGCTTAGTTTTCATAAGAGAGTAGATGTCCTTGACTAGCGTATTAACTGTCTTCATTAAAATACGCATCCAATATACTATTAGCGACAGGGTGCTGAATACAGAACCACTCGCCTCTACGTTCATGTGACTTCGCTAGTAGATCATGTGCGGCTTTTTCAGCCTCGCGTCTATCCTCAGTATCATACGTTGCTATCAGCTTATAGTCCCTGTAGGGCGAACTGGTCTGATAATGCTTTAGCCTGTCCTCTGCGTCTACAGCCATCCCTATCTTACACCAACTAGGGAACGCTGGGTTAACAATGATGTACACTTGTCCTTCCTTTGCAGTCTCATAGTTTTCTAAAGAGCTAAAGGCTGCATCGCCAAAAGACTTATAGCGCCCTGCCTTATATAGAGGGTGTGACCTTGATATATACTTTCCATCTATAAACATTTGACGGTTGTTCCTGAGGCGCACTTTCTCAGGATTATCTTTGTAATATTTGCCGTCTGTTTTCTGGTAGTATCCCATAATATTAGTGTGTCTCTGACCAAGTTGTTCCAATTTTGTACTCCCCTGCAAGTTTGCAGTTTAGGTTAAAATGTAGTCCTGCTGCCTCTAGACAAGAGACTGCTAGTCTTCCAAACTTATCTGAGTCTTTAGCCTTTACTTCGCTTTGGACTTCATCGTGAATGTTTCCTACAATCTTATAGTCTAGTCCCCATAGTATACCATATTTATCCAAAAGAATCAAGGCCTGTTTCATAACAATTGCACCCGCACTCTGTAGTAGTGTGTTAAGTGCCGCGTGTTCAGACCTTACAGTCAGTCTACGCCCGTCAAGTCCTCTAATCCATCCTTGAGTAGCTTCGCTTGCCACTCTAGTTTTAAGATCTGCGAATGCTGGGAGATTAGACATGAAGCGTTTTTTAAGTCCTTCTCCAGTTGCTCTAGATCCCCCAGCCACACTC